ACATTCTTGATTGAATCTATATCAATTGTGGCTTTAATACTTCCCTTGTAAGACCTTATAATTATGCGACCTTGTGGAATGGTTATCTTGCTATAAAATCGTGTCAGAATGCCCGAAGAATCGCATGGATTTTCAACTATTAAAGTATCTTTAACACTATTATAAATATGAACTATCTTTTCTGTCCTAAAAGTATCTACTTTAATGATAGTTTTTTGATTTTCTACCTTGCTAGTCTTACAAGATATAATAGCAAAAAGTATAAACAAAAATGTTAATTTTTTCATGAAAAATAAAGATTAGATTCTGCTTGTCTTCGTAATGTTAATCCTTTGATTGTGACTCCTTTGACTTTGTTCCAAATAAGAAATTGGCTCTCAATATATTTGTCATTAGGATCAGCATTTACTTTTTTAAGTAAAGTGGAATTTTTTAATGCACCGGTACCTACGTTATAGGCAAATGAAACAAGCGCATCAAATTGTTCTTGTGTAATATCATCCCTTGTGAATGAGTCAACAGATGCTTCGTAGTGCTTTAAAACATTTAAAAATATTTCTGTTGCTCTTGCTTGGCTAACTTCAGGGTCTGTCATCTTTACCTTTGTACCATCTTCATAGTATGTACATCCTATTGATATGGTGGCAATGCCAGCTGGACATAAGTAAGGTTTTAATTTAATGCCCTCAAATTGCTTTAGTAGGTCGAGTCCTTTTTGGCTTATCTTCATCAAGTTTGCTTCTTAACTCTATATTTTCTACTCTTAAATTGTTAATTTCAGTGGTCAAGGTTTCAACCTTAATTTTTAATTCGGCAACTTCTTGCTTCATGTCATTTGCCATTTCTCGCCATATCTTAATTGCCTCTTGAACATTAGTAATCTCACCTGCCTCAACTTCAACTTGCTCTTTCTTTCTACCAAAAACCCATGTAATTGCAGATGCAAAAAATGCAGTTAATGTAGGCAATATTACTTCGTTCCAATTTTCCATTATTTTTAAGATAAACTATTTACAAATGCTATTCCATTAGCAGAATTTAAAAAAGTAGTTATAGGTCCAGTAAATAATGTTGAATGACCTAAAACAGTTGGGTGTATTCCATCACCACTATAACTTGTATTGCTACCAGTATAAGCACCACCAAAATCAATATAATTTAATCGTGAATTTCCAATTTCTGAAACTATTGCTGAAATAGTTGCTCTTTGTGCAACTGCATTCGTTTCTGATGTTGAATTACCTAAAGGACTTGCACTAATTAATATTACTTGTAAAGTTTTATTTTCTCCACAAGCTAATAATTTTTGAGCCATTAATTTTAAATTAGCTTTATATGTTGCAGCAGAAACAAATGCAGCTGAACCAGAATTACAATCATTTACTCCTAATGCTATTACTGCAACCGCACATCCGCTTAATCCTTCCTCCATTAAACCATTATTAAAAGTTAAAAGCCAATCTTTAGTACCTGTACCATTTATCCCAATAGTTTCTAAAGCTATACTTTTACCTTGTAATCTTAAATAATTAGCAAATTGTCTCTGATAAGTATCATAATGATTACTTAAAGAAAATCCGTTTGTAATAGAATCACCATAAAATCTTATTTTTTTATTAGCATTAGTTATATCTAATGGTTGACTTTGAATATCTAATGTAACATTAACTACAACTGAATCAGTAGTTAAACCAATTGCTTGATTTGCCCAAACTGACATACTACCACCTTGTAATATATTATTTATAGGCAAATAACCATTAAAATAATTTGGACCTACCCATAATTTGACTTGACCAGAATTACCGGAATTAGTAACATATAAACTTATTAAAGTTGGAACATTAGAAGAAACATACGCTCCTCTTACATAAGCACTTCTATTTAGAGGAAAATTTGAAGTGCTTAAAATTTGTGTTCCAAATCCAGTTGCTGCATTAATAGTGGCTACCGTAGATGATAATGTACCTTGTGAAGGCCAAGGTAATACATTTGATTTAGCTTGAAAACTTGGATAACCTGTAAATTGATTTTGTACATCAACTGGAAAATTTGCCATATCTTTTTTTTATTTATTAAATTCCATCCACGGTAAATAGATGTTAATTTGTTTATTAATCATATCATTTAAATCACTATCTAATAATTCTACATTATTATTATCATCTAACCATTTTGAAACTTTTTCTTTAGTTAAATCATAATAAGGAGTAAAATTTTCTTCTAATGGTTCTACTAAATCAGTTTTACCATAAGATTCAGCAGTATAAGTTTTATCATTTTCATTTAATATTGCTTTTCTAACCCAATGAATTTGTATTACTACATTATCCATATTTCCTACATTTTTTTTTACATCCATTTGGTTAATTAACCAACTATAATTTGTTGCCATATTATTTTTTATTTAATTATTAATTATCAGGTGTAGATGCAATCCATTCTCTATTTCCATCAGCTTTCCACAAATAAGTTGAACGAATATATCCTTTATTTTCATCAGTTGTAACCGTATAAATTGTATTTTTAGTTGGTGTTCCATCTGCTATCATTAAAGCATATGTAGAACGTAATAAATATACAATTCCTTGTGTTATTGTGGTTGAAATACTAATAGATCCATTTCCATTTACAATTCCAATTCCAGTTCCTGCACTTAATGTAGCTTTAGATAAAGTATTTCCTGTGCTATTACCAATAAGCAACTGCCCATCTGTATAAGTAGACTGTCCCGTTCCACCCCTATTATGTTGAATAACATTCCCATTCCAAGTAGCAGATGTGATAGAACCTGCATAATCAAATGTATTCGTACTCCAAATTACGTTAGCAGGAGACAAGTCATGTCTATCCCAATTACCTGCCGCATTCGTATTATCTAATAAGGTAACTGCAGTATATCCTCCCGAAGGAACTGACACAACTAAAGTATTGCTATTATTATTTACTATAATTGCTCCACTTGATTGATTATTGTTAAAATAGAATTGAGTTCCATTTGGAATTGTATTTGCATTTGGTAACTTAAATACTTGTCCTCCTGAGCCTGTTACTGTATAATAAGGGATAGATGCTAATGTTAACGTAATAAGACTTGCAGAAGCCGCAACATTTAAGTACCCAGCTAAAAAAGCATTTGCCGTAATGTTATTTGCACCTAATGTAACAGGTCCTGTAGCACCTGTATAAGGTACATAAGTAGTTGTTGCAGAACTTGATGTTAAATATCCTGCTCCATTAGTTAATTGAGAATTATTAGTGGGTATAGTAATAACACCTGTTGTATTATTATAATTACCACTACCTGCAACAAAACTTAAAGATGGTAAAGTTATATAAGAAGATGGATTAGTGGCATCATATTTTAAGTTTAACGCACTTTGAGTAGCAGTACTTATAGGCTTTAATAAATCCGTAGTATTATCAACATTGCTTAAACCTACCATAGATTTAGTTATACCACTAACTGTACCTGTAAAAGTTGGTGATGCTAATGGTGCTTTCGCATTTAAAGCAGATTGTAAATCAGTCTGATTAGATAGTGTTCCACCAATACTCCCCCATGTTGATGAAGAAACTTCAATATAAGATGAACCATTCCATCGATATATTTTATTTGTATCACTTACTAAATATAAAATAGTAAGATCACCAATAGCAGGTAAAGCACTAAATGTACTTGATAAATAGTAATTAGATCCTATAATATTACCACTTGTATTTGTAACATTAATAGAAACTAAATTAGGAGTTGCATTAATTTGAACATTATCCGAATTATCTGTAACTACTATGCCTATAATATCATTCGCCATTATCGTGTTATTTCTTGGGTTATTGAAAATATTCCTTGAACGTATGTCTTAACCGTATTGTCAGCAAATTTAATTTCTATATCATATTGATAATCAAATACAGGTATGTCAATAATTTGAGTATTAATTTTAAATAAGCCTGCAATAGCTGATGTAATTGTAATGCCTGCACTTGCTACAGATGTTAACGATAAAGCAGATGTAACATCGTTAGGATTGGTCCTTAATTGCATCCTAATAATTGCACCTGTTAAATCTTTAGCAATACTATTGATCTTTAACTCAAAGTTAACTTGATCAAATGTATCACCTTTAATATGGCTAAAATTAAGACTCATTTTCTATTTTTTTTAAATATAACTTTAACTTCTTTATGTTCTCTTTTTTTGGCTTATAAGACCCAGCCAACAAAATCACTTTCTTTGCTTGGGAAAATATCGGCATTGCTATTAGTGTTATATTCTGGATACAAATTATTGTTAAAACTCATGTAGTCTATAAACCTTCTTGTGTAATTTTGAGCAATGGATCTTTCTTTTTCTACTAAAAAATCTATTTCTGATTTGTCAACATTTTGACTATTTTCAGATCCATGTTTATAAATTCCTTTGTTAGCAATTGTGTAAGCTGCAAAAGGTAAATACTCAACCATTGACCAATGAATCAACATTGGTTTAATATAAACATTTAAAAGCATTAAATAATTACCACTTAAAGTATTGGCAACTACATCAGCATTTATTTTATTAAATAATTTTGTACCTAAATAATTCTGTATGTGAATATCTTGTGCCAACTTAACCCATTGAATAAAATTATCAGTATCTATATTGCCATTCAATGCAGTATATTTAATTAATTCATCCCTACTTATT